ATCTCTATTTACCCCGCCTCTGCTGCCTCTAGCCTACCAGTTAACGGGTTGCAGATAGTTAACTGCCCAGAGATAAGAGTGACAAATTGCACTTTCATAAATTGCGCCACAGCCTACCAAATGTCAATTGGTGAGTGCTGGGACGCCGTTGTTGAGTTTAATTTCATTTCAGCAAGAGAGAACTTGCTAGCCACGCATGGCGCAGCAAACAATACATCGTCGGGCGGAATAGGCTTATATGTGCCTTCTGAATGCCATGCGATGTCTATTGCATACAACCGCATAAGGACAGGTTCACCAGGCATAAGTTACGGCGGTGGTGATGCGACAGAAATTAGACTTAATGCTATTGAGTCTAACCTTACTACTGGTATTAACATGGCAGGATCATGCCAGGCTGTAACAATTGATCGTAATTATTTTGAAGGGTCTCAAACATGGGATGTAAATTATCTGGCAGCAGGCACTAACTTTGCTCATAGTATAAAGGGTAATTATTTTCACGCTGTAAACGGAGTGAAATTTGATGCGAATTGTTCAACCCAAGGTCTATCAATTAAAGATAACCAATTTTTCTCGGGAAATACAGGAATAGAACTAGAGGCTATTAATACTTCCCAAGGTGTTAGAATAGTAGACAACACATTTAGAGATATGGCGGCAGCATATGAAATTCCTTCCTCATCTATGCTAACAGCTGGGTTATCATATCCTGAAAATCAAATGGTTATGAGAGGTAATGTTTATATTGGAACTACTCCTGACACGCCAGGTTTGCCCAATGATCTTGTAATGAAAACCAAATTCCCTTGGGATACTTTTTCTGGGACTGGATCAGTATCTGACTCAGCTGTTTATCATAATGGGATCTTATTATATGACCTAGCTGGTACATCAAGTTGGACCGCTTTCGCTGATGCTGGATTTGATCCATCTTTGAAAGGCGAATTTGTAACTATTAACATGGCGTTTATAACTCCAGCGGGGACCAATGTAACAGTTACAATAGATGATGGTGTAGCAACAAAGACATATTCATGTAATTCTGCTGCTACGGGGTCAGCAGCTGTTGATAATCAATTCTATTACTTAATGTCAGCTACTGCTGATAAATTACGAGTACGTGTTACAGTTGGGTCTATAACAATTCAAAGCCTGATGCCTGGATTCAGGAGAGGATGTCATGATACTCCCTCTTATATTGATAATAGGTAACATGCTTGCACATTATGATGGAGATCTATGAACAAAGACACTAGATTTAAATGCCCTAAAACTGGTTCTTTCTTGACTCAGTGTTTGTTCTTTGAACTACAGCATGATGAAGAGAGATCACTGTACACTCTTAAGGAATACGACCATACTCTTCCTGACGGAAGGGTACTCCCTAGCATAAAGCAACTATACTTAGCTGAGAGAGATCCTACTGAGTATCACTTTGCTAAGAAATACTTTTTCTCTTGGCAACATTGGAAGAGGTGCCTTGGTAATTCACGAATAAGGAATGAAGTAGCAGAGTGGAGAGAGGAGTTAGAATTATCCGTGATGTCAGAGGGTCTTAAAGGCGTTATAGAGGAAGCTAAGTCAAACTACCAGGCATCTAAGTGGTTAGCAGAGAAAGGATGGATAGATAAGAAAGTAGGCAGACCCACTAAGGAGAAACAGGAACGTGAACTTAAACTAGCTACTAAGGCTAGAGCTGAGCACGATAATGATCTTAGTAGGATTAAACAGTTTATTAAGTAAGACTGAGGCTATACCTTAAACGATGAGACTAAACGAGAGAGATAAAAGCGATAAGGAAGAGATTAGGAAACTAGCTGAGGCTAATCTTAATGTCTTCGCTAGGCTCGTTAATCCACATAGAGTATACGGTAAGGTCCACGAAGGCACTTTCAGTTGGTGGATGGAGTGTGAGGATAAAGGGATAGATAATACCTGTCTCTTGCTTCCTAGGGACCATCAGAAGTCCCATTGCGCTGCTGTTAAGGCTGCTTGGTTACTGACTAAAGACCCGAGTAAGACTGTCCTGTATGTATCTGCTACCAGTGCTTTGGCAGAGAAACAGTTAAAAGCTATAAAGGATATCTTAACCTCAGACATCTATACCAGGTACTGGCCGGAGATGATTCATCCAGAGGAGGGTAAGCGTGAGAAATGGACTACGACCGAGATCTGTGTTGACCATCCTGCGAGAAAACGAGAGGCTGTTAGGGATAGCTCAGTATTTGCGGCAGGTCTTACAACTAATATTACTGGTTTCCATGCTACCGATGTTTTTCTTGATGACATGGTTGTACCTAATAATGCCTATACTGAAGAGGGAAGAAACAAAGTCTCCCAGCAGTACAGCCAACTTGCCTCCATTGAAACCACAGGGGCAACAGAGACTGTAGTAGGTACACGGTACCACCCCTCTGATATCTACCAGAGTTTAATGGATATGACCGAGTCGGTATTCAATGATGAGGGAGATATAATTGATGAGAGAGAGGTATATGAGTTCAAGATAGAGGTAGTAGAAACTGATGGTAAGTTCTTATGGGACAAGGAGATCAGAGAGGACGGTAAAGCTTTTGGTTTTGACCATAAGGAACTAGCTAGGAAGAAAGCCAAATACCTAGACAAGGCACAGTTCTTTGCTCAATACTATAACGACCCAAATGACCCAGAATCTAGACGACTGAGTTACGACAGATTCCAATACTACGACAAGAGACATTTGAAGCAAGAATATGGTAGATGGTTTTTCAAGGACAGGCCGCTTAATGTCTATGCTGCTATTGATTTTGCTTTCAGTCTTAATAAGAAGGCTGACTATACGGCTATTGTGGTTATAGGTATTGACCCTGATGGTTATATCTACGTACTAGATATAGACAGGTTTAAGACAGACAGGATCTCTGAGTACTATGATCACCTAATTAAGCTACACACTCAGTGGGATTTTAAGAAGCTTAGAGCAGAGGTTACAGTAGCCCAGGCTATTATATGTAATGACCTCAAGGATAGGATCAGAGCTGAAGGTCTTAGATTAAGTGTAGATGAGTACAGACCTAGCAGGAGCGAAGGAAGTAAGGATGAGCGTATCTTGGCTGCCTTAGAACCTAGGTATGAGAATCAATCTGTGTTCCATTATAAGGGAGGATACACACCTGTACTAGAGGAAGAACTAGTAATGGCCAGACCTCCTCATGACGATGTAAAAGATTGCCTTGCTAGTGTAGTTGAGATTGCTACTCCTCCTAAGGCCAGAAAGATAAGAGAGAAAAAGAATGTTATTACCTTTAATAAACGCTTTGGTGGTGTCTCTATATGAGTAATAAAGTAGCAGAGTTAAGAGGTGTCACAGAAGGGCACAGAGAGAGCATGGCAGAGTATGTTGGTAATCTCTGGCATACTTGGCATACTCAACGAAGATCCTGGATAGAGGAACAGAAGGAGCTTAGGAACTACATATTTGCCACAGACACCTCAGGTACCTCTAACTCGGATTTGCCTTGGAAGAACAGTACCACTCTCCCTAAGCTAGCTCAGATAAGGGATAACCTACACGCTAACTACATAGCTGCACTCTTTCCTAATGATGAATGGGTTAAGTGGGAGAGTTACAGTCTAGATGAGACAGAACAACAGAAAGCTCAAGCTATCCAGGCATACATCTCTAATAAGGCTAGGCAAGGTAACCTCAGAACGGTTATCTCTCAACTCCTCTATGATTACATAGACTATGGAAATGCCATTGGTACTGTAGAGTTTGTAGCGGAGTATAAGGAAGATGCTATTACAGGGGAGTTGATCCCTGGGTATATAGGTCCTAAGGTAGTACGGATATCCCCCATGGATGTTGTATTTGATCCTACTGCAACAGACGTAGCCCATTCACCTAAGATCATTAGATCAGTTAAGACAATAGGTGAGCTAAAGACAATGGCCTTAGATAACCCAGAGGATATCTACCTCCAGGATGCTATCTCTAAGCGTATGCAGATGAAGGAATTAGCAGGGCAGTACTCTGTAGAGGACTTTGATAAGGCGATTGGATATAATATTGATGGTTTCGGGAACCTTTATGAATATTACCAGTCTAACTATGTTGAATTTCTAGAGTTTCATGGTGATATTTACGACCCAGAGAGAGATGTACTACTAAGGGATCAGGTGATCACCATAGTAGATAGAGCTACTGTATTACGTAAAGAGGTATCTCCTGGTTGGTCTAAAGGTTCTAGTATAGTACACGTAGGTTGGAGACTAAGACCTGATAACTTATGGGCAATGGGTCCTCTTCATAACCTAGTAGGTATGCAGTATCGTATTGATCATCTAGAGAACTTAAAGGCGGATGTGTTTGATCTAATAGCTTATCCTCCTTTAAAGATTATTGGTGATGTAGACGAGTTTGATTGGGGTCCAGGGGAAGAGATCCATATAGATGAAAATGGCGATGTCCAGATGCTCGTCCCTGATACCACAGCATTGAATGCAGATCTACAGATCCAACTCTTAGAGGACAAGATGGAGCTGTATGCTGGAGCACCTAGAGAAGCAATGGGTGTAAGGACACCAGGAGAGAAGACAGCTTTTGAAGTACAATCCTTGCAGAACGCAGCAGGTCGTATCTTTCAAGAGAAGTCTACTAACTTCGAGATAAATCTCCTAGAGCCTTTGCTGAATAACATGCTAGAGATCAGCAAACGTAATATGAACATGGCTGATACTGTACGTGTAATGGATGATGAGATTGGCCTCGAAGTGGTTATGTCCGTTACAAAAGAGGATATCACATCCACAGGTAAGCTGAAGCCAATAGGTGCTAGACACTTTGCAGCTCAGTCACAGCTAATACAGAACCTGAATGGTGTGTTTAACTCTACAATGGGTGAGATGTTAAGACCCCATACCTCTGCTAAGCAATTGTCAAAGCTAGTAGAGGATGTACTTAGTTTACGAAGATATGATCTCTTTAGTGATAACATCAATATCTTTGAACAGGCTGAGACACAACGTATAATCAACCAAGTACAAGAGGATGTAGAGGTTGAACAGGCTACTCCTGTAGAAGGAGAGGTGCCAGATGAAGAATTCTAAGTGGCAAGCAGGGCTTACAGATCAAGAAAAGATAGATCTTAAAGCAAGTATGCTTGCTGCTATACCAGCTTTCAAGAGGCTTACCGGTCTACTTGAAGATAAGCTAGAGGAGGTTCGTACTTCTCAGCTTAAAAGAGGTACCTACGACAAGTCAAGTTGGCCTTATTTCCAATCTGATTGTCTAGGGTACCAAAGAGCAGTAACAGAAATGATTAAATTAATTGAGGTAGATTAAATGGTTGACCAAACCAATATCTTCGAAGGGAATGAAAGTACACCAAATACCCCTGGTAGTACTGAACAGTCCCCTGTCTTCCAAGTACCTGAGGTAGCTAATGAGTTTATAGGTGAGGGTAAAAAGTATACTGATGTTAATAAAGCATTAGAGTCTATACCACATGCCCAAACACATATCCAGAAGCTAGAGCAGGAGCTTATTGAGACTAGGACTAAACTAGAGGCTGCATCTTCTATCGAAGAATCCTTAGCACAATTCGCCAGTCAAAAGGAGCAGGGTACACCAACCAGCCAGCCTGTTGACATGAGTGAGGTAGCAAACCTTGTAGATCAGAGGTTACGAGCCAACAAACAAGCAGATGTACAGACAAGTAATGTCGGTGAGGTAGTAAACTCCTTGACAAAACAATTTGGTGATAAAGAAAAGGCTGAGGCTGCATTTATAGCCAAGGCTGCTGAGTTAGGTGTAGATGCATCTTACATGAACAACTTAGCTGCTACGTCCCCAAAAGCTGTATACGCATTGTTTGGTACTAGCGCTAAACCAACGTCTCAAGAGTTTAATAGATCCTCCGTGAATACTGAGGCTTTTCAATCTACTGGCAATGAACAGAAACCGATTAGATCGGTAATGAGTGGGTCGTCTACATCTGAAGTAATGGATGCATGGCGAGCTGCAACATCCAATTTAGGAGCATAATAAATGGCTGGTTCACAGAATTCAGGCAACAGTACTGCGTTTATTGAAGCGCAACAATACAGTGCCTTCATCCTTTCTCAACTACATGACGGCATCATGCCCGAGCAGTTTTACCGTAATGTAAATGATTTCGGATCAGGGTCTACCCTTAATATTAAAACCATCGGTTCTGCCACTATCCAAGAGGCTAGTGATGAAGTACCTTTGATCTACAACCCAATCGACACCAGCTCAGTGACTTTAAGTATCACTGATTATGTTGGTGATGCTTGGTCAGTATCTGATATCCTGCGTCAAGATGGTAGTCAGATTGAATCCTTAATGGCAATGCGAGGTCAAGAAGCTACTCGTGCTATTCAGGAACACTTTGAGACTCGGTTCTATGAAGTGGCTGATGCAGCACAAACTGCGGATGATAACAACTCAGTTAATGGGTTTGCTCACCGTGGTGTAGCGTCTGGTACAAATGATATCCTAACCCAGGATGATTTGGTAGCAATGAAGCTATCTTTTGACAAAGCTAACGTGCCTCAAATGGGTCGTATTGCTGTTGTTGATCCGGTAGTAGAGGCTACTCTTAACAAACTTGTACAGTTCACTAGCACTCGTTCTCTTGATTATGATCCCAAGTTCCGATCTATCCTTGAGTCTGGGTTTGCTAATCAGCATAAGTTCTTGTTTAACCTTTATGGCTTTGACTTCTGGACCTCTAACCGTCTACCTAGTCCTGCCGATACTGCTCTACCTGAGCTTGGTGGTGCTAACGCTACAGATGTAAGTTCTGGTTATGTATCTAACCTCTTCATGTGTGTAGCTGATGATAACACTCGACCTGTTATGGCCGCATGGCGACAACAACCTAGTGTTGAAGGTGAGCGTAACAAAGATCTAGCGCGTGATGAGTTTGTTACTCGCGCACGATGGGGCCTTGGTGCTCAACGTGTAGACACTCTAGGTGTTCTTTGTACCTCTGCAACTGCAACTGAATAACAGGAGATAGAAAATGGCTTTTGAAAGTAACTCTGGTCTAGGTTCACGTAATTTCTACGGCCCTAGATCTGCAAAAGAAGGTATTGAAGGTGGCATTAAGACAGAGGGATCTGTCCAAGAGCTATCTCTCAAGTTCACTGGTGCTAACATCAATGACGATGTCTTTAGCACTAACCTAGTTCAACTACCAGCAGGTGCTCGTATCCTCGATGCAGTAGTACGTATCGATGAGGTATTCGTACTAGGTGGTACTTCCCCGGTTATCAATATTGGTACGGATGGTTCTGAGTCTACAAATGGTATTTCCATTGATGAGACTCGTGGTGAAGCGTCTGCTACCTATGTCGATGCTGATACTGGTATTGCTATTAATGGTACATGGGCCGCTACTCTGGCCGCTGATACTGAGGTTTCAGTAGCACTAAGTGGTACTACCCCTACTGTTACATCTGCTGGTTCAGCTATTGTAACTATCCGTTATATCAAAATGGTATAACCTACCTGGCCCCTTCGGGGGCCTATATTTCTAGGAGTAACAATGGCTGACGTACAGCACTCTGGTTTAACTGATCCTCAGCTTCACGAACCTAAAGGTGTGGCTGCTGCTGCTTCTGGTACAGTGTATGT